TTCACACTTGGTCAAATGATTACAGCCTAAATGATTTAGCAGTTGCAAACGATATTGCACCTTATGTAAGACGATATAACACTCAAACTGTGGCGTATTCCAAACGGACTGCACAAGCTGTCGCAAGTCGGCTAGTTCCGGCTGGAATACCCATAACCGACATGGATGGCGCAATCTATGCGGAAAGTTGTGATCGGTGGCTGGGCGCAATAAATTCTCATCGATTACAGCATGGGGGTCAGGAGGAATTGACCCAACAAACTCTTTCAGCAGCCAAGTTGCCATTTGGGGATGGCAGTTGGGTTATTGGAAGGCGTGCAAGCAGAGTGGCAGTTTGTGCAGCTGTCGCTTCCGCACTTGCAACCTATTTTGCGACACAACCTGAAACGGAAATTGATATTCAAGTCGGATAATTTGTATTTATGGTATATTATGTGCTAATGGGATTATTCGATCGATTTACAGCAAGATCAAATCAGCAAGCAAATCCAGTAGATGTTGCAGCTGCATTAGCACCTTACAATTCTCAACAATTAGTTGGCGGAATTTTATTTGGAACTACAACCGCAACTCGTGAACAGTATATGGCTATTCCAAGCGGTGCTCGTGCAAGAAATATAATTTGTTCAACAATCGGTTCATTACCACTTGAGCAATATAATCATTTTACAAATGAGCACGTAAGACCAAACAGAGTAATTATGCAACCAGATCCAAGAGTTGCTGGATCAGCAATTTATGCTTGGATTGCTGAAGACTTGCTTTTATACGGAGTTGCGTATGGAATGGTTATGGATGCTTATGCTGCAACCGATGCTTCAAGAATTCGTGCATGGACAAGAATTGCACCAAACAGAGTTTTTGCTTCACTAAATGGTAATTCAACCGAAATCGAATACTACACAGTTGATGGAAAGCGTGTGCCTCCATTTGGTTTAGGCAGTTTAATTGTATTTAATGGTTTAGATGAAGGAATACTAAATCGAGCAGGTCGCACAATTAAAGCAGCAGCAGAATTAGAAAAAGCAGCTGAAATGTATGCTAAAGAGCCAATGCCACAAATGGTATTAAAGTCAAATGGCACAAATCTCACTCCAGAGCGAATTACAAAATTATTAGAATCATGGAGAGTGTCAAGATCAACAAGAGCAACTGCATTCTTAAATGCTGATGTTGAATTGCAAGCATTAGGTTTCGACCCTGCAAAATTACAACTAAATGAAGCCAGACAATACTTGGCTCTTGAAATTAGCAGAGCGAGCGGCATTCCGGCAAGTTTCGTATCTGCTGAAACAACTAGCATGACTTATACCAACACTTTAGCCGAAAGAAAAGCGTTGATTGACTTTTCACTTCGCCCAATCTTAACTGCCATTGAGCAAAGATTATCTGCTGCGGATTTCTGCCCTAACGGAATTGAAACTCGATTTGACATTGATGATTTCTTGCGTGGATCTGCTTTAGAGCGTGCGCAAGTTTATGAAATCCTAAACCGCATTGGCGCAATGAGCGTTGAGCAAATCCAAGAGGAGGAGGACTTAATCCGATGAAGATTAATTTCCCAATAGAGATAACCGCTGCCGATACAAATAAGCGAACCTTAACTGGTCGCATTGTGAGTTGGAATGAGGAAGGTTCAACTAGCGCAGGATTAACAGTATTTGAAAAAGACAGCATTGACTTTTCAAAGCCTGTCAAATTATTACTCGAGCATGAGCGCACAAAGCCACTAGGCAAATTGGTCGATATTACTGCCACAGAGCAGGGCTTAGAAGCAACATTCAAATTGGCTAAGACTTTTGCAGCTGATGATGCTCTTGAGGAAGCAGCCACAGGTTTAAGGGATGGATTTAGCGTTGGTGTCAAAATCAACGAATGGAAAAATGAAGATGGCGTCTTAAAGATACAGTCGAGTTCCTTGCAAGAGGTATCACTTGTCACCGAGCCAGCCATTAGCAGCGCACGAGTTGCTGAGGTAGCAGCTAGTGAAACACCAGAGAATTCCGAAGCAACCGCTGAGGAAACTACAACACAGGAGGACAACTTGTCTGATACAACATCAGAAGCTCCTATCGCAACCGAAGCGGTAGAAGCATCACAAGCTCCAGTTGTAACTGCTCAATACATGGCATATACAAAGCCTCGTGTTGATACAAATGTTACAGCAGGACAATATCTAAACGCACAAATTAAAGCATTGGGTGGCGACAATGATGCTCGTGACTTACTTGCAGCATTACAGATTGCAACAGTTACTGAGAACACCGGAACTGTTCCACCAAATTATCTGCGTGATCTAATCGGCATAATTGATTCAAGCCGTCCATTCATCGATTCAATCGAGCGAGCACCACTACCAGCAACAGGAATGAAGATTTTCACACCTAAGTTGGGCGCACAAGCAACTGTTGCAGTAACTTCAGAAGGTTCAGAGTTTTCATCAACTGACACCGCTGTTACATTCCAAGAGGACACAATCGTTAAGTTCGCTGGAGCAAATGTTGTAAATGTTGAACTGTTTGATCGTTCAGACCCAGCATTCGCAGAGTTATTGGTTCGTGAGTTAGCTGCATCTTATGCACAAAAGACCGATCAGTATGCTGCTCAAATTGCATCACAGAATGCAAGCGCATCAACTGGCGCATCAATCTACGCATCAATCGTTGATGGAATTTCTGATTCCTATGGCGTAATGCGCTTTACACCAAACCGACTATTGGTTGCTCCTTCAGGTGGAACAAACGGCATTGACTTTGCTGGATTGCTTGCAGCAACAGCTGATTCCCGTCCACTATTTGCAGCAGCAGCACCACAAAATGCTGCCGGCGTGATTACACAAGGATCAACAAACGGCACAGTTGCTGGACTTGATTTAGTTGTAAGCCCTAACTACACAGGTGATGATGCTAACGCCAAGCATGCTTTGGTTTATCCATCACAAGCAATGCGATTCCACGAGAGTGGCACAGTAGAACTTCGTGCCAATATCGTTGCAAACGGACGCATTGAAATTGGTATCTACGGATATGTTTGCGTAGTTAATCGCTACCCAACCGCATTCCGCAAGCTAGCAGTAGCCTAATTTAACTGAGTGCCTAGGGTTGCTCCCGATCCTAGGCATCCATTAATGGGAGTAAGGAGATGACATGCCAAGCATAATTACAGCCACCGAGTTGCGATCTGTCCTTGGTGTGTCATCCGCCTTGTATAACGATACTTATTTAAACCAAATTATTGACACAGCAGAAACTGTTATTTTGCCAATGCTTGTAACATTCAAAGCACCAATTCAAGCAACTTCATTGTCAGACAATGTTGCTACATTTACCACACTAGGAATTCATGAATTTACCGAAGGGCAATCAGTTGTCATCACAGGATGCGGATCACCTTACAACGGAACAAGAGTTGTGCTGGCAGACAATCTTGGACATTATACCTTTTCGCAATCGATCACTAACGCCGATATACTCGAGGCTAATGTCATCCCATCCGGAGTTGCTACCCTTTCTGGCGCATCAACTTATGTTGGAAACGCAGCTGTTCAGTCAGCCGTCTATACAGTTTCAGTCGAAGTCTTTCAAGCAAGACTTGCCGGCGGAGGACAGATCGAAGGAGTAGATTTTTCACCAACTCCGTTTAGAATGGGTCGATCACTTTTCAATAAGTGTGTTGGTTTGCTTGGTTCATATATGGACACCGAAAGCATGGCTCTCTAAATGCCAAATGAAACAATCCTTCAACAGATCCGGACACCTTTAGCAACCGCTTTATCAGTTGTCGCAGGAAATGTTTATTCATTTGTTCCTGAAACAGTAATTCCACCAGCTGTGGTGGTTGTGCCTGATTCACCTTATTTAGAATTTGAAACAATAAGCAAAACCAATATTAGAGCCAAGATCAATTTTACTATTTCAGTTGCAGTTGCATATAACAGTAATCCAGCATCGCTCGACAACATCGAGCAATTGATCATAAGTGTTCTGGCAGTTATTCCGGTTGGATACATTGTCAGCTCGGTTGAAAGACCGACAGTTACGCAAGTTGGTGCATCAACGCTGCTCATCGCAGATGTTCGAGTATCTACCTACTACACGCAAACAATATAAGGAGAAATCATGGCAACAGTCGTAATTACCGGTCGTGATGTTGGTTTATCTTTCACAGGTGGAACAGATATTCAAGCACAAGCGACAAACGCAGTTCTAACCAAGGTCAATGAGCGTCAGGTTTATCAGACCATGGAGGGCGAGGCTTACAAGACCACAAACATTTCAGGAACATTCCAATTGGACATGTTGGCTGACTGGGGCAAGGCAAACTCAGTTTGCGAGGCTCTATGGACAGCTGCTGAAAGCGCACCAGATACAGATATCAGCATGACACTCACAGCTGCATCAGGAGCACAATTCGTGTTTCCAGTAAAGCCTGAGTTTCCAACAGCAGGTGGTTCAGGTATTGATGCTCAAACAGTATCATTCACCTTCACAGTATCTAAGGGTGCAGTAACCGAAACCTTTAGTTAAAAAATAAAACGGGAGCAAATAAATGAAGTTACCAATTACAATTGAATACAACTCAGGTGAGCAAGCAACATACATTGCCCAACCACCTGAGTGGGCGAAGTGGGAAAAGCAGACAGGAAACACTATTGGTCAGGCATCCGAGAAGTTGGGTATTTGGGATCTTATGTTTCTTGCTTATCATGCACATAAGCGTGAACTTGCAGGAGATAAGCCCATCAAACCAATGGATATTTGGATGGAAACAGTAGCGGATGTCATCGTTGGTGATGCAAACCCAAAAGCCATAAAGCAGGAAGCCTAAACAGATTATTGGTTGAGTTGGCAATAGCCACCAAAATTCCAATGAGTGAATGGGTTGATGCGGACGACATATTAACAGCGATCGAAGTATTGGAGGCGAGAAGTGGCAAATGAAACTATCGCATACAATAAAAACGATTTGCGTGATATTTACAAAGCATTCAAACTTATGGATGACCAAGCAACAGAGGAAGCAAGAAGTCAATCTGCTGCTTTGGCGTATTTTGCATCAGAGGAAATTAAGCAGACAGCTAGAACTCGAACAAAGGCTGGCAAGGTTGCAGAGAGAGTCGCAGAGGGCGTTAGCATCTCTAAATCGAGCAAGATCGGTGAGTTCCGCTACGGTTTCGCAAGACAAAAGTTTTCAGGTGGTGCTACTACGCAAACCTTATGGGGTGGCGTTGAGTTTGGTTCAAATAAATTTAAACAGTTTCCTAGTTATTCGGGACGGCAAGGTCGTGGATCTCGAGGATGGTTCATTTATCCAACCCTTCGCAGAATTCAGCCTGAATTAATTAACAAGTGGGAAGCAAGTTTTAATCGCATCATTAAGGAATGGGTCTAATGGCTACTGGCAATCGCACACTTAAGTTATCAATTCTTGCCGATGTCGATGACTTAAAAAAGAAACTAGGCGATGCCGATAAAGCCGTTGAAGAAAATTCAAACAAAATTTCTGAATTTGGCAAAAAAGCAGCAGCAGCATTTGCAGTAGTTGGAGCAGCTGTCGGAGCGTATGCAATCTCAGCAATAAAGGCAGCAGCTGAGGATCAAGCATCACAAGTAAGGCTTGCCAATGCTTTAAGAAACACAGTTGCAGCAACCGATGAAGCTATTGAAGCAACAGAGCGATGGATCTCAAGACAATCTAAGGCTACTGGCGTTACAGATGATCAATTAAGACCGGCATTAGAGCGATTAACTCGAAGCACTAAAAACATTGAGGAAGCACAGAATTTAACTAATTTAGCCTTAGATATTGCAGCTGCAAAAAATTTAGATTTGACAACTGTGGCAAATGCATTAGCCAAAGCCAACGATGGACAAACTACTGCCCTTAAGAAATTGGGTATTACTCTTGGCGATAATGCAAATAATTTGACTGAATATAACAAATTGCAAAAAGCATTGGAAAAAGCACAACTTGAAGCAAACTTTGCTTTAGAGGAATATGGCGTCAAGTCTAAAGAATATATTAGAGCCTCTGAAAAAGTAGCCGAAATCACTCAAAAGGCTAATGATGTTGCAATGGAAGGCATTGATGTATTTGGCGAATTAGGTACTCAATTTTCTGGTGCAGCATCCGAAGCAGCAGATACATTTGAAGGCAAAATGAGGCGATTAAAAATTGGAATGGATGAAGCAAAAGAAAGTCTTGGAACTGCTTTGTTGCCAACAGTTGAAAAATTTATTACATTTTTGAATGACACAGGCATTCCTACACTTGACGGATTTATTGCTGGATTAACTGGAGATCAAGGTTTAAGCGCATCTTTAGCAGAAAGCCAAAAGGGTGCTGAATCATTTGGAAAAGCAATTGGCGTTGTCGTTGATATTGTTAAAGGATTTATCAATTTTATCAGAGAAGTTATTGGCGGTTTAACAGAGTTAGCAAATCAAGCAATTCGATTTATTAATTTGATTAAATCTGGTAGTGATATTAGTTATTTGCCAAACATTTCTCCAAGTGCAAGTCAGGCTGGAATGTTAGGCGCACCAGCAGTACCATCCTTGCCGGCAATTCCTGCAAACACTAGAGAAAACCGAACAACAGCAGTCACTAACATTACAGTTCAAGCAGTAGATTCTGAGGGTGCTGCAAGAGCCGTTGCAAAAGTATTAAATCAGAGCGCATCCCGATCAGTTCCACAGCTATACAACAGCGGGATAACTAGGGCTCGATAATGACAGTCTGGACACCTGACTGGAAATTAATTGTTGGTGGTGTTGATTATACCGACATTGCTATTAGCGATATTGCCCATCAAGCCGGTCGAGATGATATTTATACTCAACCGAATCCATCTTATTTGCAGGTTGCTCTAGTTGCCTTATCTGGTCAAACCTTGCCTTTTGAAATTAATGATTCTTTAAGTTTGCAAGTTAAAGATAGTTCAGGAACTTATGTTAATTTATTTGGTGGAGATGTTACTGATGTAACTGTTGAGGTTGGCGCAACTGGCTCTTTAGCAACTGTTGTAAATTACACAATTCTTGCAATGGGTTCACTCGTTAAACTTGCCAAAGAAATCTACAACGATAACCTTTCACAAGATCAGGACGGCGACCAAATTTATGAATTGTTGTCTAGCGTATTGTTAGCATCATGGAATGATGTGCCGGCAGCTACAACATGGGCAACCTATAACGCAACAGAAACTTGGGCAACGGCAGGTAATCAAGGTTTAGGCGAAATCGATCAACCAGGGCTTTATACAATGTCTAGCAGATCAGCCGATCCTGATACTGTTTATAACATTGCAAGTTTCATTGCAGATAGCGCATTTGGTTATCTTTATGAAGCACCTAATGGGGACATTGGTTATGCAGATGCAGACCATAGGCAAACTTATTTAATAGCCAATGGTTATGTTGATTTAGATGCCAAGCATGCTTTAGGTCAGGGATTATCAACCATCACAAGATCAGCAGATATTCGCAATGACATTTATATCAATTACGGAAATAATTTTAATTCACAGGCAACTGCCACAAGCGCAGAATCTATTGGCTTATATGGTTACAAAGCTGAAAACATTAACTCTGCTATTCATTCAGGTGTAGATGCCCAAGAAGTTGCTGATAGATATATTGCTCAGCGTGCCTTTCCGTTAGCAGCCTTTCAATCAATAACTTTTCCTATAACCAATCCTCAAATTGATAACAGCGATCGGGACAACCTTTTAGGTGTCTTTATGGGTCAGCCTTTAAACATTCAAAACCTGCCAACTCAGATCTCAAATGGGGTCTTTGAAGGTTATGTTGAGGGCTGGCGATGGAGCACAAGGTTCAATGAATTATTCCTAACCATCAATCTTTCACCGGTGGCGTTTAGCCAAGTGGCGATGCGCTGGAATACCGTGCCAATTACCGAGGCATGGAATACAATTGATCCAACTTTGACATGGGAATACGCTACAATCGTAGCCTGAGATAAAGGATAATATGGCAACCACTACAAATTACAGCTGGAGCACTCCAGATGATACAGCCTTGGTCAAGGATGGCGCAGCAGCCATTAGATCACTTGGTACAGCGATTGACACAACAGTTTTTAATAATGCTGGAGCAGCAATTGCTAAAACTATTGTCGATGCCAAAGGCGATTTAATTGTTGCAACCGCAGCAGATACAGTTGCAAGACTTGCATCATCAGCATCTAATGGAGATTTATTAACAGTTGATACTTCAACAGCTAGTGGTCTTAAATGGGCAACTCCTGCTGCTAGTGGTGGAATGACTTTATTATCAACAACTACTTTATCTGGCACATCAACAACAATAAGCACTATAAATCAAACTTATAAACATTTATATTTAGTAGGTGTTGGAATCTCAACATCTGCCAGCACAGAGCATTACTTGAGGTTAAATTCTGATACTGGTGGAAATTATTACAATGCAAAATCGGCGGCTGAACAAGGTTCAGTTGCAGGCGCAACATCAACAGGTCAAACCAGAGCACCATTTTCAGTATCACCTTCAAATTCAAATCCATATCAAGCATTTTTTGAAATATCAATTCCAAGATATGCCGAAACTCAAGCGCACATGGTTTATTATCGGTCGCACGGATTGTATAGCGGAACAAGATATTCTATAACAGGCAGTACCGCTTACGACAGCACAACCGCAATAAGTGCTTTCACAATTTTAACTGATGCTGCTCAAACTTTTAGCACAGGAACAATCTACACTTATGGAGTAAATTAATGACAAAACCAATGATAAGAGAACACAACACAGAAACTGATGAAGTTATTGACAGGGAAATGAATACTACTGAGTTTGCTCAATACAAAATTGACAAAGCAGATGCTGAAAATCGTGCAGCCGAAGCCGAAGCAAGGGCTCAGGCTAGGGCTGAACTTTTTGAGCGTTTAGGCATAAGTGCCGATGAGGCTAAATTACTTTTAGCATAATCTTGAGGAATTGTGCCGATGAAACCTTACCTATCTAAAGCAGCTGTTCAACTGCGTGAGCAGATCGATGACAGTTTTGCCGATAGATCTAGGAAATCGGATGGTTGGATTTCAGACGCTAGGCATCAAAAAGTAAAATCGGATCACAACGCCTTGCCTTCAGGTGAGGTTTGTGCAATTGATGTTACAGCTGATCTAGGTCAAGCCGAGGGCATATCTGCCTACCTTGCCGATCAAATCCGAATTGCTGGCAAAACAGATAAGCGGATCAAATATGTAATTCACAATCATCATATTGCCAGCAAGCTATTAAACTGGCGATGGCGTAAATACAAAGGCATCAATGCTCACACCAAGCATATTCATATTTCATTTCACGCAAAACAAACAGGAGAGTTCTTTAACATCCCACTACTAGGAGGCAAAGCATGAAACTATCAAATAAACACAAGGCAGCAATTAAGTCATATTTAAGAGCTGTGGCTGCTTCCGGTATAACTGTCTTGTTGGCAATTGTTGCTGACA